AAACCTTTACGGTAACCACCTTGAGGCTGCGGGTTACGGTTAGCCATTCCGCGTTCGATGGGGCAGCGGCGTAGGTAACGTTGCCGCTCGATGTGGCGGTGATGGTCTTGCCCGTGGTGTCAGCCGCAGCGGGGAAGCTCAACGACGTTGGATTAACGGTTAAGCCCGATGTTCCGTCGTATGCCTGAATTGGTTTGCCCTCAGTTACCGCCATAGGGGTAACAGTGAAGTCCACCATAAATAAGCCCTTGGCGCTCATATCGGCGTTGATCACGGCCTCGATGTCCCCATTGGGGATATCTACCCACAATCCCTGCTCCGACATCACGCGTATAGCCTTGTTGGCCACAGCCTCGCTGCCGTCGAATCCCCACTTGGGGGCTCCCTCAGTACCCACGTTGGTTCCCCCAATGTAGCTGATGAGCATCTGCACGTCAGGATCCATTATTGAGAACGTCAGCACGGGCATAGTTTTGGCCTTCTTCCTCACCTTTGGGGCGGCCTTTCCCTCTTCAAAATGCTCGGTAATTTCCGAGGCGGCTTGCGCCAGCTTGCAGGTATCCCTGTAGGCAGCGCCGATCTTAGCCATCGATCCGGGCATTACCCCGTTAGCACCAGCGGCGCCAACTTGTATCTCGGCTAAGCCTAAAGTTATCAATGATCCCATTTCTTTATATTATTAGTAATCAGTGAATAATCCAGTTAATTCTTATGTTCACAAAATGCTGTGAGATATCTGCTTCCCTTAGGGTGTTCTGGCTCTCCACCACCATCTTCATGCTTGGTAGCTTAACGCCTCTAACGGTACTCAGCACTATGGCAGCAATAGCCTTAAGCCTTGCCCTATCCTCCACTTGCTGCTGCACCCCGCCAATGGTCACCGTGCGGTCGGGCACGTGAATGTTGATATTCGAGGTAGCCAGCTGTGGCTTAAACTCCTGCGTAAGGGCAATGGTGTTGATCACCACATCCTCCTTCTCCGAGTTCAAAGGCCTTTGGCCAAGGTATATGCCCCCGCTCAGCTCGCTCACCAGCGTGTGGTTAGCCCTGAGTGCCTGAAAGGCAATGGCCTCTATGTCGTAGGTCTGCTTCATCGCTATAATGCCTTGTTGATGTTACTTACCAGTTCGGAGAGCATCCGGGGTAGCTGCTGCTGCGCCAGCTGCTCAGCTGAGGTCAGCACGTCGCGACCCTTAGCCTCAAGGTATATGGCGTAGTTCATACCCGCCACCACCACCAGCACCAAGCCCTCGCCCTGATACCTGTCGCCAATCTTTTCGGCAACTATCCTTCCTGTAGCAACCCCCTCGGCACCCTCCTTCACCTGCTCAAAGCTCTCGTGAATAGCCACCCCGTCGTTAAAGATTGTGTAGCCAATGGAGCTGCGTAGGTTGCCCGTTTGGTCGGTAAATCCCACGCTGGCGGGTATTTCCCTCGCTCGGGTTATGCACATCTCGCCCAGCATTCTCAGCCTGTCGATTTGCCTTCTCTCAACCACCTCAAGGAACTTGTCAAAACGCTTCTGCACGTCGGCCTGTGTGAAGTTTGGTTTTATAGCCATAGCCTGCTGTTCATTTGCCCTGGGGAGAAGTTCAGCACTTGCCCCTTCACCCTTAGGCTGTTGCCAATCTCATCGTTGCAGACCTTCACCTCGGTTGCTGGGCCAATAGCCTGAACGCTCTTGGGTAGGTACACCGTCGATGCGAACACGATGGCTTTCCCATCAGGCCCGTTGATCTGCCTACCCGCGCCGTTGGTCTCCTCTCGGCAATTACCCCTACAAACCCACTCGTCAACTGGATTGCTCCAGTTGCCGTCGTCATCCTGCACAGACTCGCTCACCAAGTGAACGAAGAGGAAGTGGGGGTACTGCTTCAAGGCCATACTACCAGTAGTTTGAGCGGTTACGAATTTGAGGCTTCAGCGCGTTGGGCTTGCCCAGCTCGATGCACAGTGACTTGTACCACAGCTTCACAGCATCCATATTCCACGACTGCGAGTAGCCGCCCTCCGAGACGTTGGCCAGCGGCAGTATTGCCGAAAAAGACTTGTGCATGGCCACCTTGCAGGCCTTAATATCCAGCGAGCCCTTCAGCTCGGGATTCTCAGCCACAATAATGTCCACGTCGTCGTCCGTTAGGCCGAACTTGGCGAGGGTTTTACTCAGGTAGTCACGGTTGGTTGCTATAGCCATATCTCACTAAAGTTTAGCAAGGGGCTACGCGAATAGCCCCTTGGGTAGTTTACTTATTCCAGCTAGTGCCGCTGGTTTGCATCAGCACGGAGCGGCCTGCCAAGTTCCACGCGGGGAACAGGTTGGCAATACCCTCAGTCACCTCCTTTAGGGGCGATGCCTGCGAGTACTTCTGCACCATGGTGTGGCCGTTCATAGCCTTAATCGCCTCCGTCTTCACATTCATGTCGATAGGACGCTTCCAGTGGGTTTTACCCAGCACCTTGCTCTCAGAGAACAGCACCACGTCGTCCTCGAAGGGGTTGCCAGTGGTACGGCTGCCGTCGGGGAGCTCTATGGTGATATCCTGATCGATGATCACAAGCTGTAAGCCTTTCAGCTTCACAGTTCGGGCCAGCAATGAGTTCACATCCTGCAATGAGGGCAATGATGGGATATTGAGCGCGTTGCTCACTAATGAGGCGCACATCTTAATCACCTCATCGGTAGCTACCAGCTTCTCCAGCGTGTTCGGGTTCATGAACGCGAACTTGTAGCTTGCACCAATGGCCTTACCAATCTTAATGGCCTCGGGAAAGTCCTTGGTGATGGGTTTAGCCGAGGCGGTGGTAGCCCACGCGGTGTTCACACCAACCTTATGGGTCGATGGCATCTGGTAGTCCACGTTGTACTCGGTTACCACCCCGTGGTTGTTGGCGTTGGTGAATGCCACCTTACCAAGCGAGATCTGCCTCAGGGCGATCCACTCCGCACGGGCGGCCACGCCGTCCCAGCAGTACTTGGTATCCTCTGCCCAGAACTCCACGATGGCTCGCAGGTCGGGGTTTTGGCTCGCCATGGCCAGCATAATATCGTACTCAGTGAGCTCATCCTCCAGCTTCTCACGCGAGATGGCTATCTTAGGAATATCACCCTGAATACGGTTGATGGCCTCACGGGTCTTCCGTGGGATGGTTGATCCCCTCGACACGAGGTCAGCGGCGATCTTCAGTCCCGCCTGACCCTCCAGCATCTTCCAGGTAAGGAAAGGGGTTTCGGTCAACGGGAATAGCGTTGGGTAGTAGTAGGGTTTAAGGTCGTAGGTGTTGATTACGGCCTGCATATCCTTCTCGTTCAACCCCTGCATTAACGTCTTTTGCATAGCTTATTTTCCTTTCTATTGGTTAAGGGTTAAACATACTTGATTCCAGAGAGCTGCGACTTGATCGCGCTGGTGATCACGGGGCCATTGGCCTCCTTCACCACTGCGATTAGCCAAGCGTCCACAAACAGGTTATCGTTGGCCACCACGTCGTAGTTACTACCAGCAATGGCAATGGCGTCGGCCTGCTTGGTGATAGTGTCAGCAACAGCGAATGTCTTTGCTGTGGTACCGTTTGCTGCGGTAACGACAGTTAAAGCTTCATCGGCTGCAACAACAGCCCCGGTAGTTACGACAGTCAGAACATCATACAAGACACTTCCTGTGTCTATGTCACTGATAAGTTTGCCGGTCATTGTTGCGCCCTTGATATAATCACCGACAGCAAGTGTATGACCTTTTTTCACCTTGATACTTGTAGCATTATTAGCGGCTTCTGCGTAAGCAACAGCGCCATGTTGAACAGCTGCGTTTGTAGCAACAGTAACAAGTATGAGTTTCGCGCCTACTGCGAGGCCTGCGGAGAAACCAGCGGCAAGAGTCAAAACATCCTTGTCGGAGTTTGTAGTCTTGTCGATAGCAGTGATAGTTGCGTGCATGGTTCCAGCTTCGTTGGCGATCTTGTCACCTACCTTGAAGTGCGAACCTTTCGCTATGTCAATAGATGTTCCAGAGGCGTACTCTGTAACAACTTTGCCAGTCTTTACGACATTGTACAGGCCGTCAGAGCCTACACAAAGTGGAGTGCCTTCAACGAGAGCACTTCCGCCGAGATCTGCGACCTTGACGGTCACGCCTCCTGGAATATCCGCGATGCGGTGTATGATAGCTTTAATAACTCGGCTATCGCTTTTGCGTTCGATCTTAAGCATGGTTGCTTTAATTTGTTTGGTTTAACATCAGTTTACACTTCCTTGCCTGTGAGGGTATTCTCGGGCTTGGTCTTACTCTCGATGTACGAGCTCACGGCGCTCGATACGCCATCCTTGTTGGGTGAACCCATAATCGGTTTGGTTTGCCCGGCAAGCCCCTTGTCGGCCAACTCCTGATTTAGAGCGGTGATGCCTGCTTCTACCTCACCCAAGTACTCAGCGAAAGCCTCGTCGTTCTCGAAGTTCATACGCTTGAAGTCCTTCAACTTCTGCGATTTGAACGCCTCGGGAACTTTGGTTAGCCTGCTTTCCAGCTGCTGAAGCCTTGTTTCGGTCACCTTCTCACCCTTGAACGAGCTTAATTCCTTCTGAAGAGGCTCAACCGCTGTTTTTACAGCCGCCGCCACAATGGCCGCGATGTCGTTGGGGTCAGTTGGCTCCTTTGGTTCTTTGCCGGGATCCTTAGGCTCCTTCTTTTCAACGAGGTCGTACTTCTTCTTAAGGTTGGTCTCGTAGGTTCTGTTGGCGTCAGACACCTCCTTGTCCACGTCGCTGCGCCAGTCCTTCACGAAAGCGTTCACCTTCTCAGGGGTCAGCTTGTCCACAAGGCCTGTAGCTTCGGTTTCGTCAGCGGCCTGTAGCGATAGCACGAGTGCCAGTTGCGCCAGCCCGTCTTTTCGCACGCCTGCGAACTTTGCGGTCAGTAGTGCGAGAATTTTTTCCTTCATCGTGTTCAGTTTTTAGGTTAAATCAGAATTTTGATGAGTAAAATTAGCCGTATTACCGTAATACAATTACTGACAAACCCAATAGTTATGAATAAGTTATTACTGCGGTGAAAATTATTTGTGATTAAATTGCCCGTTTTAGTATATAAGGGCCATAAAACTCTTTTGTTTTATTTGAAAAATGTTTAAATATATTTTGTAATAAAAATTCTGGGTTATTGATTTTTAATTGTTCTTTTGTTTCGATAAAATAATCATTTTTATGGACATTAAAACCTTCTTTT